TCTGGCGCGGGTAATGGTTCCGGGCTTGGCTTAAGCCCGGTAACCGCAATCAGGACTTTTTCGCTAACCCACTTGTTTGGCGTCAGTTGGATAATGTTGCTCATCGTTTTCTCCAGTGGCCCCGCAGCGGGCCATCGCTAATATTCATTTTGCCTGTGCGGGCAGATTTCTAAGTTTCCTGGCGCCGATCATTGCGGTGGCTACGTAGCTGGTGGCCCGGTTAACTACTTCGACAGGAACCTTTACGCCATCCACTACAACGGTGTAATTGGTAACGTGCTTTTGTCTGCCGTAATCGCCGAACTTCTCATGATGCGCCGCCAGTGCAACATCACATGCGCGACGGCCCAATGGCGATTGCTTACTTCTGTTAATAAGTTTCATCATCACTAAATCCCCAGTGAGGCGACGATATCGTTCGCTGTTTCTCGGGTACTGCCTTTACTCGATATTGATCTGCGGGCATTGACCCGGTGCAAAGTGAAGCCGTGCCGCTCGTAAAGTTCAATAACGCGTGGCGCGGTAGAATTACTGATAAACACCTTTGCGCCGCGCTGATGGGCTGCCACGCAGCTTTCAGCAAGCGCTACCTGGCTATCCCATGAGAACCCACCGGAGGCGTAGTTAGTGAAGCCAGCGGTGCCGGGCATTGGCTCGTATGGCGGATCGCAGTAAACGACATCACCATCACCCGCCAGCCTGAGAGTACGTTCGAAACCTGCATTCATAAATACGCACGCGCTGGACTTCTTCCTGAATGCCATGAGCTCTTTTTCCGGGAAGTATGGGGCTTTATATTTTCCCCATCCAACATTGAAAAAACCATCAAGGTTGTAACGCATCAGACCGTTAAAGCAGTGCCTGTTGAGGTAAAGGAATGCGGCCGCTCGCTCTATCGCATTCAGTTGCCAGGCGTTGAATGCTTCACGAATTACTGTGTAGTTTTCGACATCATTCAGATGCCTGAAAGCTTTTATTGCCTCTGCGATTACCGAATCAGGCACTACGGCCAGCATCTGGTACAGGTTAATCATGTCGGCGTTGACGTCAGCCAGAAGGAAACGTTCGTGCTTGTCTGAGTTGAGAAACACCGAACCGCCGCCCACAAATGGTTCTATCAGTCGTTTACCTGCCGGGATAAGACGATCCAGTTCCGGCAGCAGCGAATATTTACCGCCTGCCCATTTCAGGAACGGGCGGCGCCAGGTGCGCGGAACACTTTTTTCAACTGGTAGTACTGCCGTTGTTGCGTGCGTCATCGCCACTGCTCCCCGAACGTGAAGCCAATCTCCTTTAGCGCTTCGTCCATCTTTTCGATAAATTCCGGTACCATTTCATTGAAGAGGGACGTGTATTTGTCGTCGCGCTCAACAACCACGTGGTGAATGCCTTCTCGCTTCATGCGCGGGTCATAATTCGCGAAATACCAGGCATCTCTCCCGGTTACCCACATGCTGAATTGCACCTGGGCCATATAGGCGGATTTGATAGCCTCGAAGCCGCCAAGCCTGAATTTCATAAAGTCGCGAGAGGTGAAAGGGCACTTCAACTCAAGACCGCGGCCATCACTGCACAGGCCGTCAGGAGAACAGGCGGTACGCATGCCCTCGTCACGGAAAAGGATCGGCGATCCGGTGACCTTCACGTCAGTGGTGAACTCAAACAGGGTGCGAGCATCGTCCTCATACTGTTTCCCCCAGGCCAGCGCCCTGGCGTTAACTTCCGGCGCCACGCCGGTGCAAACTTCAGCAAGAAGGGTGAGAAAGTAGGACATCTTCATATCCGTCCATTTCTTGCCTGAACGTGGTTTTGAAATGACGTTGTGAACTTCGGAAGCAGTGATGACACCGAGGCGTAGACGGTGCCACGCTTCATCACCTTGCTCGATGTTGCTAACGTCAATACCTGTACGAGCCAGGATAATTTCTGGTGTCATGCTTCCACCTTCTGTTCTGCTGCTTTCTGCTTCAGGAATCCGAGGGCTTTCACTGCTTCGATTTGCGTAAGATCTGACGATGCACCAATATCGCGACGGAAGATTTGGGAGCAGAGCGGCAGCAGATCGTCATCCCATGTTTTATTCAGGGTGATCAGCAGATCATTAATTTCCTGCATGGTTTCATCACTAACCGGAGTGATGTCGCGTTCCGGCTGGCGATCTGCGGTATACGTGGTATTTTCGACAATGCGTTCGGCCTCATCCTTGTCGTAGATGCCAGCGAAACCGAAGGCAAGACGGGCGCATTGGATCATTGCTTTGTGTCGCAACATCCGTTTGGGATGTGACTGCCACGGTCCAGTAATCTCACGACCATCACGGGTTTTGAATGGTTCTCGGCGACATTCATCCATCCATTCGGTAACGCAGATCGGATGGTTACGGTCCTTACGGTAAATCCTGCATGTACATGATTCGTTATCCTGCTCAAAATCCATACCGTCAAACTGCTGGTTTTCGTTGATGATACGGGACCAGCCATCAACACCCACCACAGGGACGATCCCGTTCTGCTTATCAGGAAAGGCGTAAATTTCTTTCGTCCACGGATTAAGACCGTACTGGTTGGCGACTATCAGTAGCGCAATAAACTGCGCATCACTGGCGTCACCTTTAAAAGCTGTCTGGCGCAATGTGGTGATCAGTTCCTGCGGATCTACAGAATCCATTCCTACACGTTCAGCCAGTTTTCCTGCCAGTGTTGCGAGTGCTGTGCTCATTTGTCTCATTCCTCTGATTCAATATCAATTTGATGCCGGGAAAACACCTCAACCATGTACCGCACAAACTCCGACGCGCGCTCCTGGAATTCGACATCGTCATCAAATGCCCGGCTGATCGCTTTTTTGTTGGCGCCGTGACGCGGTAGCTCATCCATACACAGCGACTCCAGCATGTGAAGCGACAGTCCTTTCTCCAGGTCGTCAGCCAGCTCGGATTCTTTCTCTTCTCTGGCGATTTGCTGGTAATGCCGGGTCCAGTTCTGAGCCTCGATCCGGTCGTAAGTGAGATATGCGTTCATGGCTGAACTCCTGAATTTTGTGTGTAACAATCCTGTCGCTTTAATAGCCGACCATTCGGTTAAATTCGGTTTTGCTGGTGGTGTCAGCCCTGCGATTCGCCGCAGAACGGGCAGAAATTCATTTTTGCGTTAGTTTCCAGGCGATTAAGGTTTTTAGCCATTTCGCCGTTTTTCTTTTTGGCCCGGTATGCCAGTTTGTATTTCAGCATTACAAACAGCTTGCCTTCGGAAAGAGAAAGAACCTGATTATCCCAACCGGTATCAAAAGTGCTTTCGCTTACTTCTGCACCTTCCGGAACCTTTTCTTTCAGTCGTGCTTCGATCTGAGCACCGACCTCATTAATGCAGTTGCACATCCCTTACCCCTCAAAATTTCGCGTCATAACCTGCTGGTGTTTCGTCAGCATGTATGATGCCTTCGACTGGATAGCAGTTAGTGACGCCCATTTGCTCACTCGCTGCCGCTCCACATTGCTGCTGGTTGTCGAAAATACCGACAACAGCATCCTGGTAATCACCGTTCGTCATAGTGATGGTCAGCACTAATGCGTACAGTGTCCCCATCAGTGAGTCCCCGCAGGCACTAGATTTGGTTCAATGGTGCGTGAGGCATAAGGTCGGCGAATGTTGCGCAGGTTGCCCTGTGGTTCGTGCCAGTAGGTGCCATCTCGGTAGTCGAATGAAACCTGCCATGCTGCGCCGGTACGGATGTTTCGCATTGGGACGGCGCGCCCGCTGTTAGGTACTGAGCTGGTGGCTTTCATGACAGTGCCTCCACGAATTCTGTGAAGCTGAGAGCTTCTTCACCATCGGCGAGACCTTCAAAGTATTCTTCGTATGCTTTTTCCATCTAATCCTCTTTGCCTTATCGCCGGCCAGCGGAACGTTTATCACCTGCTGCGCGTTAACCTTGCCATCTCATCCCGGTCTTCGTATGCCCCGGGCGGCTACTTCGTGGGCGTCCTGCCTTGATGACTCGTTGCTGCGTTTGATAGGTTAAGTATTATCGATTCAATCGATACATGTCAATTAAATTTGATGATTAATTTTACAGGGAAGATTAAGAAAGCGAGATGTGGGTGAATTAATGACATAAAAAAACCGCCAGTTAAGGCGGTTAGTAGTTTTAAAGCTGGTTTAGCGAGAAGGAGGCTCGATTTTTCTGCGTCTTTGGTATTCAGCCATGAAATCGTCTAGTTCTTGAAGTCTGGTGCCTGCCAGCTCAATAAAACGGTCTTGTTCAACAGTCGGTAGCTGATCAAATATTTCTAAGAGCCGCTTTTGTCGGTCATTGAGATCTGTTGGACCACCTTGTGTTAGACGTTCAGGCACATCCGATTCCTCATCATCCTCCATGAAGAACCAATACAACGGCTTACCCGTGGCCTTAGGTAACAACTCTAAGATATCTTTTCGGGGAAGAATGCCGGACTGACACCAACCATTAACTGATTGAGAGGTAGCGCCGACTCTACGACCTAACTCAGATTGGGTGATCCCAGTCTCATTAAGCACTCTTTGTAAACGCTCTCCAAAGTTCATTTTTCGTTCTCGCACAATTACATGGTTTCATTATACAGATTTTTTCTGTAGGTATGGCTATCGAAATAATTTGACAGTATCGATTAAATTTGAATAATTGGTTGTATCTTCACTCAATGAGACCGACCAATGAAAGTAACTGTTCAACGCAAGATCCTTTCCGTGTGTAGCCAGGCTGAGTTGGGACGCCGACTTGGTCGCCGTGCTCAGACCGTTAACGGCTGGTTTAAAAACAAAGTTCCCGGCGAACTTGTAGTTCGAGTGGCAAGAGCTATTGACTGGAAAGTCACCCCACACGAACTGCGTCCTGATCTCTACCCAAACCCAACCGATGGCTTACCAAGCCAAGAGGCGTCAGCCAAATAACCATAGAGGATATTGACCCATGGAGAACGCAATAGCACGCAACTCCGAGCTACCGAAACTAAAGCCGGTTGAGATGGAGAGATTAATTCTCAATCAGCTTGCATCGGTTGGACAGAAGCCGGTAGCTGACGCTATCGGCATTGATGAGTCAACCATCAGCCGCTGGAAAGGTAAAGGCGGCCATGTTGAGCAGTTTTGTCGGTTTCTGGCGGAGCTGGGTATTCAGCTTGCTCCTCCGGGAGCGGTACTTGTTCGCCGTGATTATCTTTTTTCGGTGGAAACATTAGCGGACATTGGGATGAAAGCAGTGCGTATGCAGCCTGAGCCGCTGGGGTGGGACTGAAAATGGCAACAACCAAAAAGGCGAAAGCCGCGGTGCTCGAACACCAACGGCTTTCAGGTGGAATTAACTGGATCAATTCACAGGAGTAATTATGGCAAACACTGCCAAAGTAATCAATTTTCCTGTGCCTGACGTGGCACCTAAGGAGCCGCGCGTGGCAGATCTCGATGATGGCTATACGCGCCTGGCAAATGAACTTCTGGATGCCGTGATGTGTTCTGGTTTGCCGGAGACTGAGCTGTGCATCCTGATGGCCGTATGGCGCAAAACGTATGGATACAACAAGAAAATGGACTGGATCAGCAACGAGCAGTTAGAGGAGATGATTCAGAAGCATCATACCCATTGCTCGACAGCAAAAAACAGTCTGATCAGGAAGAAGGTACTGATTCAGGAAGGCCGCAGGGTTGGTATGAATATCCATATTTCCGAGTGGCAAACTAAAAATAACGGATTCTGCAAAACATTAGCTAAACCTGCTAAGAAAACCTTAGCGGAAGTTGCTAACGCACCTAAGCAGAAGTTGCTAACCACAAAAGACAAACTAACAAAAGACAATATTAAAAGATCTACGTCCGAGAATTCTGACGAATCCTCTGACAAGCCAGGAAAGAAACCTCATGTTCTAAAACCCGAAGCAGCGATTCAGAGAGGCAACAAGTGGGGAACTGCTGAAGACCTAACTGCTGCCGAGTGGATGTTTGACCTGATAAAAACCATTTCTCCATCAGCCAGAAAACCTAACCTGGCAGGATGGGCTAACGATATACGCCTGATGCGTGAATGTGACGGACGAACACATCGCGACATGTGCGTGCTGTTTCGCTGGGCGTGCCATGACAGCTTCTGGGCTGGCAACGTCATTAGCCCGGCAAAGCTCCGCGAAAAGTGGACTCAACTCGATATCAACCGCAACAAGCAACAGACTGGAACAACTGCCTCTAAGCCAAAACTTGACCTGAATAACACTGACTGGATTTACGGAGTGGAGCTATGAAAAACATTGCTGTGCAGATGGTTAATTTTGACCGTGAGCAGATGCGCCGTATTGCCAACAACATGCCGGAACAGCATGACGATAAACCGCAAGTTGAGCAGGTTGCTAAGGTCATCAACAACGTGTTCAGCCAGCTTATGGCCGCGTTCCCTGCTACCACGGCTAATCGCAGCCAGGCCGAGATGAACGAAATCCGGCGCCAGTGGGTTCTGGCCTTCCGTGAGAATGGCATTACCACCATGGAACAAGTAGCTGCCGGAATGCGTGTCGCCCGCCGTCAGGAGCGTCCGTTTCTGCCATCGCCGGGACAGTTTGTAGCGTGGTGCCGTGAGGGGAGTGGAGCACTAGGGGTCAGTGTTGACGACATCATGGGCGAATACTGGCGTTGGCGGAAGCTTGTTTTCCGTTATCCGACCAGTGAGCAGTTCCCATGGCGAGATAAAAATCCGCTGTATTACCACGTCTGCCTGGAGCTGCGCCGCCGGGGAATGGAAGGGCAACTCAGTGAAAAAGAACTTATCCGGGCCGCTGGCGACATTCTGCATGAGTGGGAAAAGCGGGCTCTTGCAGGTAAACCCATACCGCCTGTTCGTCGCGCTTTAGCCGCGCCGTCGCGGGATCGCGGTCCAACGCCAGCCGAGATGTTAATGGCGAAATACAAACAACGCAAAGACGCCGGTCTGATTTAACAGGAGCAACCAAATGAAAGAACGTGGAATGATTTTTAACGCTGAGATGGTGCGGGCAATTCTCGACGGTCGGAAGACGCAGACGCGGCGTCCGGTTAAGTTCCCATTAATCGATAAGAACATGGGGTGTGAGTTAGCAGGCAACGAATTGGCCGGTGAGCTGGCGGCGCACAACTACTGGAATAGCCCTTATGGTAAGCCAGGCGATCGCATCTGGGTGCGGGAAACATTTCGTGTCCATAGCCGGGCAACGGATGTCGCCACGCTGGTCTACCGGGCCAGTGTCCGAAACTCCTGGACTGAGCAAACTCATCGCGTTCCCGTTGCGGTTTGCAATACACCAGCCACACCAGAGAAGTGGACGCCGTCTATTCATATGCCGCGCTGGGCAAGCCGTATCACGCTGGAGATTACCGGAGTTCGAGTTGAGCGCCTCAAGAGATTACCGGAGTTCGAGTTGAGCGCCTTGAGCGCCTCAACTCAATTACTGAATCCGACGCCGAAGCAGAGGGAGTAACTGATACAGGGTTTGGTGATCTGCTCGTTGATGGTTACCGATATCTATGGAAATCCATCTACGGCGAAGGATCTTGGGCGGCTAACCCCTGGGTGTGGGTGATTGAATTTAAACGCGTTGAAGGCGGTGCAGCATGACAATCAGCAAACAGGCGCTACGTGAAGAGTTCCTCTACATGCAAGACCACTACAACGATCCGGCAGACCGTAAGAAACAGGAAGTATATATCGCTGCTGAAGCGCTGCTGGATGAGCTGGAAAAAGAGAAGGGATACGCCAGCACATATGAGGCTGAAAAGTGGCATTACCACGGTTTGGCAGAATCAGAAGGCGAGCGAGCAGACCGGACAGAAAAGCAAGTGGACGAATTAACGATGTGGGTTAAACGACTGGCCTGTTCACTCAGAAAAGCCAGACCGAATAGCAAGTTACACGGTGCCGCAATGGACTATTTGAGCCGTAAAGGGTTAATCAGTGTGGAGGATGTATTGAGATGAGCAATAACAAACTAACAGACAGGAAAATAGCTGAAATTCTGGCGCGCGCTGAAATCTGCGACGATTCAGTTTTGACTGACTGCACCGATATTGCAGCGGCGATGCGAGAACTACAGGAGCGCCGCAGGCTGGGCGGGGTATTGCACGCTGTCTGTGAGGTGTGTGGAGTGCCGTGTAATAATCCCAATCACCCACAAATGGCTGTGGCACATGAGTACAGCGCCCCGCTAGCGCCGGAGGAAATGCCAAAAGGTCTGGCTGGTCAAATTGTCAGTCTGCTGGCGCATAACGTTGGCGATAAGTTCCTTGCTCAGAAAATATGGAACGCCTGTCGCGCCGCCATGCTCAACGGAGGTAAATCGTGAAACACCTATATGCCGGTCCTGTGATCGGCATTAATGAAAAATCAAAAAATACGAATCAGTGATTTGTAATCAACATTTCTTAGGTTTGTAGATATGCGAATAATAACCAGGAAGAAACCTGCGTTCACTGACCTGTACCAGACTGGTGTTCTGACGCGTATAGCAGCCGTTAAGACTGACAGTGGCGGCTGGCGCCTGTTTGGAGTGTGGCGTGATCAGGATATCGCTGTATTTGTGGAAGCGGCGCGCGGCGGCATCCGGGAATGGTCCGGCTTAAATTATCTGGCTGAGTTTGTGTTCAGTTGTGGCATTAGTCTCTGGGAGGTTCACAACAAGACAGAAAGGAAAACTCCGGCATGAAGTGTTGCGTCATAACCCGCTGCGGCGGTTTTTTTTTGCATTTGCTTGGTTGACAAAATGGTAGTTAAATGGAAATATGGTTGACATCAAAACAACAAAGGATTTTGTGGTCATGCAGAATTTCTCCCAACAGCTGTTAGAAGCATATGACAAGGAGTGTCGTAAGGAGCTTTCGATATCGTTAGCACAGGCTTATCTTCATTCGCATATGAAGGCAAAAGAGTTTGGTTCTTTTTGGGCCCAGGCACAGTCATATTTGCGCTGGTTTTATGCTGATGCATTGCTTGAGAATGCTGCTAAACGTATGGGGCTGGATTTT